AACGTGACCTGTCTCTTCACCTCTCTTGCTCTCCTCAACGAAGCCAAGAACTCCACTGAAATGTCTCTGGAGCTCAAGTTCACCATCGACGAGAGCAACAGCCTCGCCATTCTTCTGCCTGAGGTGCAGATTCAGTATCAAGGCCCGACCGTTGAAGGCCCGACCGGCATCCGCACCCAGTACCCCTTCGTGGCGTACTGCAACGACCATGCAAAGAACACCGTCGTCGAGGTCACCCTCAAGAACGACGTGGAATCCTACTAGAACGCATAGGAGGACAAGTTATGCGTGAAATTACCCTCTCCATCTCTGGCAAGAAAGTTGTCGTTAAGCCTCTCGTTGGCAAGGATGTCAGGGAGCTGGCGTCCAGACCGAAGGCTGAGGATTGGGAAATTCTCTTTGAGACGCTCAATCGCGCCGGATTTAAGGACGAGGAACTCAACGCCCTTCCCTTCCCCGACATCCTTGAACTCAACAAGGCAGTCACGGCGGAAACTTACGGCATTGAGGAAGAGATAAAAAACTAGCAGACCTCTGGGAGTGGCTTTCTGGCGACGGCGCGGAATTCTGCGACACGTGCCAGAAAGCCGCCCGCCAGAGGGACGAAAAACTGGACTGCTCTTCCTGCGAAGGAAGATGTCCTGACATCTTGGATGGAAACAGGGAAGCCATCGAGCTTCTCCAAGCCGGAGCCTCCCAGATCCGCATCGGCGGGATGGGAGGCTTTGTTGGATATGACTGGGTTGCATTGCGGGCGCTAGCCGAAGACTACGGGTTCGACGTTTCTCCCGCCTTGTGGAAGAAGGTGCGGGCCGTTGAAGCGGTGGTTTCCCGCAATGAAGTCAAGAAAATGAAAGAGCGGAGCTAAGACATGGCATCGAGCCTCTACGTACAGATTCGCGGCGACTACAAGCAGTTCCAGAAAGACATGAACGAACTGCGGGGCATAGCACGAAAAAGCGCCGTAGCCGTATCGGAGGCGTTTGAGCACGCCTTTAGTCCGAAGCTGTTCAAGTCCGGCCTGCAGCAGGTCGGCCTTGCCATCAAGAGCCTGAATGCGGCCGCCTCCAAGATGGGGACGGCCTTTGAACCTTCCATCGCCCGCCTGAACGACCTGGCGAAAGCCTGCAGCGTGTCCGAAGCGCATATGCAGAGCCTCGTCAACCGCATGGCGGAGGCGGCGCACCAGAAGCAGCTTGAAAACTCCCTCAGGACGCTTCAGCGCCAGCTCAATCTGACCAACTCCGAACTCGCGAAACTGCAGCGCGAAGCCGGAGATGTTGCCGGATCCGTGAACACGTCGCTGAAGAGCATCGGCGTCCGTTCGACTGCATCGCTGCACAATGAACTCATTGAAACCGCCCGTGCTTTTGCTCAGATCAAAATTGCGGCAAAGGAAACAAAAGAAGACACCACCCGCTACGTGGAGGCCATGAGGGAGAAGATCCACCAGCTCCGGCGGGAGATGATGACTGAATCTGGACGCAAGCGGGATGACTACAACCAGCTTGTATCGAAGTACACGACTGCCAAGCCGACGACGAAAGGCTTTGAAGCCTACGCCCAGACGGTGAAGCTTAAGGACGCCATGTCCAGTTTCCAGGAGGTCAACGGACGCCTTCCCCGCACGATCTCCGAAATGCGGCAGCTGGCGCAGGCGACCGGCGCAACGACCGCGCAGGTTCGCAGGCTCCGCGACGAGCTTCAGAAGTCTTCCGGCTTCTTCAACACCATCATCGAGAGCGTGAAGCAGAAGGTCTTCTTCGGCCTCGGCGCCGCTTTCGTTGACTCCATCAAGACCGCCATGCGCGTGGAGAACGTGGAAGTCGCATTCCAGGCTATCTACGGCACCGCCGACATGGCGGCCAAAAAGCTTTCCTACGTCAAGCAGGTGTCGGATCAACTTGGCCTCTCCTTCCTTGATACCGCAGAAGGTGCCAAAAAGCTGTTCGCCGCCGCGCAGGGTACTCCTGTCGAGAAGGACGCCAACATGGTGTTCAAGTCGTTCTCTGACATGAGCGCCGCATTGAAGCTGACATCCGATGAAACGAAGGGCGTCTTCCTCGCCCTTTCGCAGATGATCTCCAAGGGCAAGGTGAGTGCCGAAGAACTGAGGCAGCAGTTGGCAGAACGCATGCCTGGTGCCGTCAACATGTTTGCCCGTTCCATTGGTGTAACAACGCAGCAGCTCGACAAGATGCTTCAGAAAGGCGAGGTTACGCTGGAGCATTTCGTCAAGTTTTCCGCAGAAGTAGGCAAAACGTATGCAGGCGGCGCGGCGCAGGCTTCCCACAGCCTTCAGGCTGAATTAAACAGAGTTGGCAATACGTGGGTTGAGTTCCAGACAAAGTCCGCGAACACTGGCGCGATTGCAGAGGGCGTCAGGCAGATCAACTCCATGCTGAAAGGGACGCTGGACATCGTCGCGCAGCTTGCTCCCCATGTAACTGAACTTACGTCTATCGGCGTGGCAGGATGGATAGCCGCATCCCTTGTCCCAGGCGGCAAGCTGAATACTGTTCTTCAGGGTCTTGCCGCCGCGACTATGGCATGCGTCAAGCCTATTGGAGCCTTTATTGCGGCCACGGCGAGCGCAGTCGTTGGTGCAGGCTCTCTAACTGCCGCCCTCAAGGCGCTCGGAAAAGCCATGTGGACGATGGCAAAGAATCCAGCTTTTCTCGCTCTTATGGCGGCCGGTTCCATAGCCGTCTACGCCTTGACGAAGGACAGCGACGAAGCCAAGGAGGCTTTTGAAGGCGTCAGCGCCTCGATGGACGAAATTATCGCCAAGCGCAGGGAGCTTGCCAAGTCCGGCGAACTAGCCAACTTCTCGCCGGAGAAGCGGCGCGACCTTCTTATGGAGGATGCCCAGAAGGGGTTTGAAACTTGGGATGCCGGTATAGAGAGGATTGAGGAGAAGTACCGCAAGCTCATGCAGACCGCCAGAACGTCGAGAACCGACTTTTTTGGCGAGATGAGCGATGAAGAGGGGTATCGCAAGCAGGGTGAGGCGTTTACCCATGCCCGTGATCAGCTTGCCGCATGGAGGAAGGAGCTTGAAGAGGCAGTCAACCTCAAAGACTCCGACAGGATTCTGAACATGCGGGACACCATCGAGGAAGGCTTCCCGAAGCTGGCTGAGACGATGGAGCGCGCCGGATGGACAAAAGACCAGATCAAGACGCTTCTCGATGAACCGACCACTGCGCTGAGAATGCTCGTTGAAAGCGAATTTGGGAACATCTCGAACTGGCTGTCCACGTTTGCAACCGACACTATCTCCGCCGCAAAGTCTCTCGGCTTGAACATAGATGGCTTGAAGAAGACATACGAAGGTCTTGCCAAGGCGGCAGGAAGCACTGAGCTTGGCAAGAGCCTTGAAAGCATGAAGAACTATGTCAACGTCATGCGCGACTTAGGCGACACGTCTGCAAGCATGAGCGTTGAGATGGCGGAGAACTTCGACTCAACCGCAGCCGCATGCGGCAAATATTCCAGCCAGATTGTTACGCTTACTCAGGAAGTAGCCGGTGCAACGCTGAAGTATAGCGAACACAAGGATGAACTTGCAGAAATAAACTATAAATATGAAGACGCGCAAAACGCCGCCCATGATTTAAACTTGAGCGAAGAAGAACGCTATCAGGCAATGATTGAATCTTGCAGGATTGAAGAAGAGCTTACAAACAGAATTCGCCAAGATCAGGAAGAAAGCGAGACTCTTAAGAACAGAAAGGAAGAGCTTACTCAAGCTATTCTTAATGCTTCGATGGCCGCTGGCGGTTCGCAGCAGGCGTTCGACATCATGATCGCCGTATTCCAGAGAGCGGCGCAGGCTGCGAGAATGACGGCTGACGAAATCTCAATGATTACCGCCCAGCTGCAGATACTCCGCGCCGTTGCCCAGGTTACGGCAAATTCCAGAGGCGAGGAGGCTCTTAGAAGGGCAAACAACATCAAGGAAGCTCAGGGAGCGCGGAGCGTTGCGATGAGGAGAGGCCGAGCAGGCCGCCCCGATGCCATTAACGCCACCTACCGAATCTATGCTGAACAGAATAAACTTGACCCTGAAAAATTTATAAACGATCCTCAGTATAAGGGCATTCGCGCCCAGCTCGACAGAGGCGTAGATATTGAATACGGCAATAGCGAAGCACTGAAGGCAGCTGGCAAGGGCGGCCGAGGCGGCAAGGGCGGCGGCGGAAAGCGCGTAGACAATACGCAGGAGAAATACCAGTCGGCGTATGAAGGCTTCCGCAAGGAGATCGCCAAGCTTCAAGGCGAGGTTGACCGGGTTACGCTGGACAAGAAATTCGCCGACATGGACAAGCAACTTGTCGGCTCCAAGCACAATATTAAGGAGTTGAAGCAGGAGTATTTTGAGGCATTCACGGCGAACAAGGTGCAGGAGATGAACAAGGAACTCCTGCAAATGTCCGGCAACACCGCCGCCTTGAAACAGATCGAGATCGACGAGTACATGAAGGGCGTATACGCCGAGATCGAGGGCATCAAGAAAGCGTCTGCCGACTTGGGCAAGGAGGCTCCCGCTAATCTCGACCAGCTTGCCGAAAAGCTGAAGAAGCTGAAGGAGATGGAGTCCCGCGAGGAAGCTCTCCAGAAGGAACTGCCATACTATGAGAAGTTCACGTGGTTCGACGGCAACCGCATCGAGGCTCTGGAGAAGCAGAACGAGCTCATCTCCATCCAGTACGAGAAGCTGAAGAACTCTGGCGTCCCGCAGGAACTCATCGACCGCTGGCGCGAGTTGGAGGAGCTGCAGAACCGCGTCAAGAACGGCAACGACGTCTTGGCGGGCATCAGCCTTGGTGCCAAGAAATACGCCTTGGAGATGGGCAATCTCGCCGAAAATGTCAGCGACCTCGTCCAGAAAAGCTTCGACGATATGGCTGACGCCTTCACGGATCTGGTGATGACGGGCAAGGCCGACTTCACCGACCTCGCCAACAGCATCATCCGCGACCTCATGAGGATCGCCATCAAGCAGGCCATCATCGGGCCTATCGCCAACGGCATCGGGGGGCTGTTCTCTGGCTTCTTCGGCGGGGGTGGAAGCGTCTTTTCCGGCATGAAGGGAGGCATCGGCCTCGGTGCAAGCACATCCAGCATTGGCTCCAGCATCTCCGCTGGCGCAGGGCTTCTTGCGGCAAAGGGCTACGTCTTTACCGGCCTGCATGGCTTCTCCAATCAGATTGTAAATCGTCCGACGCTCTTCTCTTATGGTTCGCAGTTGACAAAGTTTGCAAAGGGCGGCGTAATGGGCGAAGCGGGGCCGGAGGCGGTGATGCCTTTGACCCGAACGGCGTCTGGACACCTTGGAGTCCGTTCCGACAGTTCAAATGCGCCGATAGTCAATGTCGTCATCAACAATTCAACGGGACAGCAGGCCAGCCAGCAGACGAAGACCGACAATCAGGGCAACAAGTCCATCGAGGTCATGGTTGGAGACATGGCTGCGCAGCAGATGATGAAGACGGGAACTGCATTGAACAAGGCCGCGAGGTCGTTCAGCGGCGTCAGCCAGCAGGTGACGAGGAGGTAGCATGGCAGTCTATCGTTGGCCCACAAGCCTCCCGCAGAAGCCACTGATCGACGGCTACAAGCGCGTCGTGCCGAACAACCTCATCCGCTCCTCAATGGACACGGGAAGCGACAAGGTTCGCAAGCGCGGGCGTTTCAAGCCGCAGGAGATCTCGGCGTCCTACGTCTTGACCGCCGCCCAGCGCAACGCCCTTGAGGCGTTCGTCCACGACAATATCGCCGAGGGAGCCATCTGCTTCAACTGGCCCCACCCTGAACTCAACAAATTGGTGCGGGCGCGGATCAAGGCGTCTCAGGACGGCGTTCTGGAGTTTAGCCCCTACGGCACGACGAACCGCTGGCAAGTCACGCTGAAGCTTGAAATCTGGCCCGAAATAAAGGCGTAGCATGCCCCTTTCTCCAACCACAAGGCGCGACATCTTCAAGCAGGAGTCGGAAAACACCGACGTCGTTCTGCTGACGATCAAGCATCCGTCGTGGAAGACGGACGTGCGCCTCTCCACGCATGAAACGAAGCTGTGGAAGATCGATAAGGAAACCGCCACACCCATCTACGGGACGTACAGCCGGAAAAAATGGTTCATCTACTGTCCGATTCAGGCCACCCTGTGCAACTCGACCGACGAGCAGGCTCCCGAAGCCAAGTTCGTCGTGAGCAACGTCTCCCGTGAACTGGCGCAGTACCTCAAGATGGTGGATCGGGAGTATCCGAAAATCACCATCGAGGTGGTCAATTCGGCTACGCCGGACGTGGTGGACATGCTCTTTCCCGAACTCGACCTTGAGACGGCGACATGGACGGCTGACACCGTGGAAATCGCGGTCAAGAGCGACATCGCGGCAACCGAACCTTCCCCGTGGCTGAGATTCAGCCTCGCCTATTTCCCCAATCTGGTGCAGTAGATGGACATCAAGAAATACATTGGCATCCCTTTCAAAGACTGCGGAAGAGACTTCAACGGCCTCGACTGCTGGGGACTCGTTCGCCTTGTCTGGAAGGAGGAGAAAGGCATCCTCATGCCGGACATGGGAGACGAGTATTCCTCGGCCTTTGCGCGGGGCGAAGTCGGCGAGACGGCGAAGGCGCTTGAGGCTGGCGAATGGAACATCGACGTCACGGACAGGCCCAGAAAGCCTCTGGACGTTCTGGTGTTCTCCTTCGGCACTCTCGACCTCCACGTTGGCCTGTGGGTCGCGGATGGCGAGATGCTCCACGTCATGCGTGGGATGTCCACCGCAGTCGAGCGGTACGACATAGCGAAATGGAAGAAGCGTCTGAGCCGGATCCTCCGGCCCGTGGGAGCGTAGGATGGCTGAAACGAAAGACTGCGAAGTTGTCGAGGTCATGGGCAGGCGCTGGGACACCACGCGCCCCTGCATCTTTGCCGCTCCTGCCGGGTTGAGCCTCGAAGACATCGTCCTTCAGAGCATCGAGTCGGCCTACCGCGACAAGCTCTATAACAAAGCGCAGAGGCACGTCCTGCTCAAGTTCGCCAGAGTCCGGCTCAACGGGGTCGAGAAGGCCCGCGAACACTGGAAGCACATCTTCCCCCAGAAAGGCGACCGCATCGAGATTCTTCACGGCGTCAGAGGCGGCGGTGGCGGGGGCGGCAAGAACCCGCTTGCGACCATTCTTTCCGCCGTCATCGTGATCGTCGCCGCCGCGCTGACCTTCTGGGCGGGCGGTCTCGGCGCTGGTGCGGTCGTCGCTGGCATGACGGCAGGACAGTTCTGCACCGTGGTTGGGGTGGTGTCGGCAGGCATGCTCCTCGCCGTCAACATGCTCTTCCCCGCGAAGCCGCCGTCGATGGGAGCTTTGGGTGATTCGTCTGCTGAAAAATCATCCCCGACCTACTCCATTAACGGCGGCAAGAACGCCCACAACGTCGGAGGCTACGTCCCGCTGGTGCTTGGACGCCATCGCCAGACGCCTCCTTTGGGAGCCAAGTCGTGGACGTCGTGGGAGGGCGAGAAGCAGTATTTCCACATGCTGGTGGTGTGGGGCCATCCCGACATGACGGTGAGCGACTTCCGCATCGGCGACACCGCCCTCTCCCACTTCTCCGGCGTGACGCACCACTTCATCCAGTCCACCACTGGCTCCGGCCTGAAGTTCTTCGGCAAGCAGTACAACGAGGCCAGCGTCGGCGCGGCGCTGACCAAGAAGGACGGCTGGGTTCAGCGTACCCTCGGCGAAGCCAACGACCTTTCGGTGGACATCGAGTTTGCTGGCGGCCTGACCGAGATCGACCAGCACGACGGCAAGCGCAAGAACTACACTGTCGCATTCGACATCCAGTACAAGCCGACCGTGGGCGGTTCATGGAAAGACTTCGTCGCCACGTCCGAAAAGAAGTTTGGCGAGACGAAGCTGTCGTGGAGTCAGGCCGAAATCAACAACATGGTTTCCGTCTTCTACAAGGACGGGAAGCTCTCCGCCGTCAAGCGCGGGCAGACGGTTTCCGGCGCAATTCAGATCTACCCGCAGTCGGGCTTCCAATATATCTACGGCTGTGGTGTGTCGTGCCAGCCGGACGGCACCAAGCTTAAGGTGACGGTTGGCCCCGGCGTATTCAAAAAGAACAACAAGGTTTACACCGTTGGCGGGGGCAAGGTCACGACGTACTGGACATACGACTACGACGAATGGTCTACATGGAGCGTACAGAACCAACGTGTTACTGGCAAGGATACTGTTCTGTCCATCGACTCGCCTATTGTGATCGGCGTCAACTCCAAGGGACAGGTGATCAAGGGCGCGGGCTCTGCCAAAATCTATCCGATAAAAGCTTCCAATGTGTCCGGCGGCGGCGTGACGTGGAGCAAGGTGTCGCGGTATAGATACAGCATGGGGGATTACGGCTATGCCGAAGAGTACGGGTACGGCAACTACAACAGTTCAGTGCAAGACTGGCAGGCCACGATAAAATCCGGCTCCGTTGCTATCGCTACACCCGGCAAAATTGAAGTTCGCGCCGCAGTTCAGAAGCAGCTTGTCCGCAACTATACGCAGACTGGCCTTCCTCTGAAGAGCTACGATGTCCGCATCCGGCGCACTACGAAGGATACCGACGATTCCTACATCATCGACGAGGCCGCATGGTCTACGATGCGGGCTATCATCAACAAGCCAGCCTTCGACACGCCTGTGCCGATATGCGTATCCGAACTGAAGATTAAGGCCAACGAGCAGCTTTCCGGCTATGTCTCCGACTTCTCCGGCATATGCTATTCCAAAATTCCAGATTGG